AAGAAACAGCGTAAGCCATGGTGTTTGCCTCCTATCCCACGGCATGTTGAAAGAAAGCGCGACCGCAAAGGCAGCCGCGCTGTCTGCCGCAAGTGCTCAGGCGGCGGAGTCAAACTTCACGATCCGAGCGTTGGTCGCGCTCGGGTCGTTCGAGGAGTTGTAGATGATCCCGAAGCCTTCGAGGCAATACCAACTCATGCCCATCGAGCGACCGTAGTCGGACGGAATCTTGCCACGGACTTCCGGCGGGACCGAGATGACCTCGGCCACCGTGTCGGCGCCCATGAAGAACGCCCAATCCGACTGACCCGAGGACCACGCCGTCCCGTCAGGGATAGTGGTGGCGCCCGAAGTCGCACGGCCGCGCGGGATGTTAGTCTGTTCTAGGAAGCGGACCCCCTCGAACCGACCAATCTCCCCGCGCAGAATCTTGCCGTACCCGCTCTCCACGTACTGGTTGACCGTCTCCAGTTCGTTCCGCAGCGTGCGGTACGTCGTGGGACGGGCAATCGCCATGTAGTCATCACCGGAATATGCCGGGATGTTTCGCTCCTTCATCGTGTCGACGATGGCGCGCACATGGTACTTGTTCAGCGCAGACGAGTTCGTGGCGGTCGCCGTGCCGTTCGTGGTCAACACGCCGGCCGCAGCCGTCGCAGTGCCCACATAGCGAAGCGCCGTCTTGTTGAACTCGGCGAAAGCAGCGCGGTCCAGCGTCTCGCGGCAGTCGCGGGCGAGGACGTTACGGGTGACCTCGTTCACCGAATGCTTGGCGAAGTAGTCGACAAGCGAGGTGAACGGCACAGCCCGGCCCCACTCAAGGACCGTGGCAGTGCCCTGCGTCACGCGGAAATTGGTTTCCGGCATCGCAGTGGTTTCGGCCAGCGTCGTGGCAGTCCCGTCCAACTTGGAATAGACGTTCCAAGTGACCGTCTGGCCGTGGTGGAGGCCCTTGTCCGAAAAATCGGAGGCATCGCACAACTGGCGGAACTTATTCGTGGCGCGGACCTCCGTGCGGAGGACATCGGAAAGCTCGTCGGAATACATGAACATGCTGTTACTTCGGTGGGACGAGTGTCCACCTACTGACCGGATTTACCGGCGGGCGGTCATTTCTGCCGCCTCTCACGGTTTCCCGTGAGATCAGAGCACATCTTCACGCCGCAATACGGGGCGTGTCTCGCGTATGCTCGTTGAGGATCTCGGTGATGCGGTCAACCCGCTTGCTTTTGGTCAAGCGCAAGAACGCCAAAACGTTCTCTACATCGTCCGCATCGTACTGCATGTTGGCACCACGTTGCGTGTTCACCGACTTATCCAAGCGCGCACTCAAAAAGCGCATCAGGACTTCTGCCCTTTGCCGCTTATCGCCGGCTAACCACGGCATAACCGCAGTCAGAAGCGTATGAACGCGCCGGAAGCCACCAACCTCAATCATCACGCAATCCTTAAACGATTGCGTCAGTTTGGGGTTACCGCAAACTGACACGCCGCCAGGAACGCGAATGTGCTGTTGATAGCGACCAACCCCAACCACGTCGAGGGCACGAAGAACCTGATCAATGATGCCCATATCCGTGTTGCCGATAACGACTTTCGGCTGCGCGCGCAGCGTGTTTCCTGCGCGGTTGGGGCGCTCTGATATCGTGAGGACAATTGAGCCCTCACCGTCGATGATACCCGCAAGCCAAGAAATCAGTCCGATTTCCTGCTGATTGTCCCTATCCATCGCTCTGTCACCTTGGAAGTGGCGTGGCTTAACAGGAGTTTCCAGCAAACAGCGAGATTTTACGGCGGCATCACCTCATTTACCGCCGAGTGAATTAGTCGACCAAACCTGACCAGCAGGCATGTTGGTGTTCCTTCTACCGGCGCATCACTGCGCGAGTTGTTAGGCGTAGCGAAGCCCGCGAGACGCTCGCTCTTCAGCGATGATGTCTGCCGGGGTCTTCGGCTTGGGCGCTTGCGGCGCAGGCGCCCGGACGGAGGCGGCGGGGGTCGGCTTGGACAGGTTCGCCTTCGCGTCCTTGCGAGACTGAAGGGCCTGTTGTGCCGGCGGCGCGAACTTGGACTTCGTTTCCTTAGCCGCCGTGTCGAAGATCGTCATGGTCGGCCGCGCGTAGCCGAGACGTACCGCCTCACGGTGATAGAAACCGATCTGGGCGGGCGTCAGTGAGGCTAGAACACGCGGGTCGGCGCCTACAGTTTCAAGGTCTTCCAGCATCATGCGTTGGGCACGCTGGGCGACCAGAACCTGAAGGTCGTCGTCCTTGGCGATCTCAGGATGACGTTCGGCAAAGGTGCGTAGGTCCGTCTGCGCTTCGGATGCGACCTGCCATGCGCGCATCCGTCGGTCAATCTCGGCTTGGACTGCGTCGGGGGTAAGGGCGGGTGCCTGCTGCGTACCGCCCTGTCCACGAAGCGCCTTGCCGAGCGCGTCCTTAATGGTGTCCTTGCTGCCGTAGGCGAGCGCCTCGGCCAGCTTGTCCACCTCGTCGTCCCCGGTATCGGCCTGTACGGGCTTTCCGCCGGGAGACGTCTGGTTCGCGTTGGCAATGCGAGCGGCTTCCTGTCGGGCCGTCTCTAGCATCGCCGCCGCTTGCCGCTGCATATCGGATGCGGACTGCATCCGCTGCCGGGCGGCTTGTTCAATCTGGTAGTTCCGCCGAAGCTCCTCGACGGTGACCTCGCGCTCCTCGCCGTTGACCTTGACGCGGATCTTGGTGTCGTCGGCCACGTTCTTCGCGGCGAACTTGCCGTCGGCGCTTCGGGGCGCTTCGGCGGTGACCGGGGGCGGCTCGTCGCCATCGTCCCCGTCGTCGCTCGACGACTCCGCAATGCCCTGCGCGGCTCGGAGCTTGCGGTCCTGCGCGTCCCTGGACTTGCGCGCGGCGGCCTCCTCCACCGCATCCCGGCCCGTCAGTTCGGGCTTGTCGGATACGACCGGCGGCGTGTCGTCGGCGTTAAGGTCGATCTGCGGGGGCGGGTCGGCATTGAACTGCACCGACGCGCCCTCGTTGAGGGTGGCGTCCTGATCAGTCAAGTGAGGCTCCATCATGGGAAGTGCGGCGTCGTCCGACGCTGCTCGGCGGCTTGCCCAAGGCCGCTTATTGGGGCGTGCCAACCCGTTGCCGGAACTCAGGTTTCCGGCGCGGGGCGGGTTAGTGTCAGTTAGCTGCGCTTAGTTGCGCGGCGGCCTACCGGGAGGGCGCCTTGTTTTCGGCGCCCCACACCAGCCGCGTTAGTTCGTCAAAATCGTCCACGTCAACATGGCCGCGTGGCAGGCCGTCAGACCCGAACATCGTGAACTGCCACGTTGCGCCGGGAACCGTGCTTGGCGTAACCGCGTATTCCTTGCCGATGCGGTACGTTTCGCCTTGGTCCATAAACTTCTGGGTGAACGTGTCCTTCCACCCCTCAAACGCCTTCCTGACGTTCCACGGGTGCGCTGGGTCAAGCGGCTCCATCTCAAAGGACCGAAGGTCGTCGAGCGACAAGGGCTTGTCGTAAATGGCGCCGCCGAATGGGCGCCCCTCGGACGGCGGAAGGTACTCAACCGCTCCCGGCGGCAAGGTCGCGGCGCCGGGCTTGCGGTAGCGCATGGAATACTCGTATCGCTTGGGCTCCGCACTCGCCTGCACGCCCCCGCCCCTGTTGAGGACGATCATGTCCTCGGGTGCGATGCCCTGCGAAGTGTACGGGGCCGTGGCCGCGCGCTGATCAGGCGCGAAATCGGCGCGGGACTGGACGTCGCGGGCTTCGACCTCGCCGGCCGTGCGCTTGTAAGTCTGATCCTGCGCCGTCTCTTGCGCCATTCGGTCAATGTGAGGCGGGACGCCCTTGCGGCGCATGTCCTCCACAGACTTAAAGTATTCGTCGTAGAACGGGCGCGCTTCGTCCAGATTGTTGAACCCTGCTTGCTTCGCGAAGTCTTCCAACGTCCCTGGCGTCGTGATCGCGTTCAAACGCTCGTTGTAGAGGCGCATGAAGTGCGGCCGGGACTCGCCCATCACCGCTTTCGTGGGGCTGCTCCCCGGCGCAAATCCTTCGCGAGACTGGATCGCGTGCTGCAGTTCGTGAAGCATCGTCACCCGCGCTTGCGGGTCGTCCATGTCAGGCGCGAGCGTGATCGTCTTCCGCCCGTCGTCATAGGCGCCGCGCCCGCCGCCGGGCGGCCTGCCGCTCTCAACCGGCATGTCCCGCAGTTCGGGATACGCACGAAACAGGTCATCGTGCTCCATGACCAGAGAAGCCGGAAAATCCGACATGCCGGTCATTCGGGCCGCGTTGTCCGGTATCTCAAACCGCCACTTCTCGTCAGGCCCCTTGAACCAGCCCGTTGCGGCGCGGATGGCTTCGTTGTCCGCTCCGCCCGCCGCCATGTCCTCGGCACGCTGAAGCGCCGCCAGATCGGCGGTCTTCGCGTTGCGCCCAGCGAACATGCCGATCGCACCTTTGGGGGCCAGCGCCGCACCCGCCGGAACCGCCAGCGCCGGAAGCGAAAGCACGGCTTCCGGGGAGAGGTTCTGACCCGGCTCCATATACGGGCCTTGCATCAACTCCCAAAGCCCCTTGGCGACGTCACGCGCCATGCCGGGCACCGCCCACGACCGCTCGCCCGTCTCGCGATTAACCGCGCGCGGGAGAACGTCGGCGTATTCCCATCCCGGCGCATCCTCGACTAGACCGCGCGCAATGGCTGTTAGGGCATCAGGCCCAAGGTACTCCGAAATGTCCCCCGCCAAGGCGCGAAGCGTATCGGCCGGCGTGGCGCGAGGCCCGCCGCTTCTGCCCGTCCCTGGTCCCATGGGTCACTCCGCAAAAGCGTCTTCGATCATGCCGCAAAGCACGTGGCCGATGATCGCGTGCATCTCTTGGATCGTCGCCGTGCTGTCGCCGGGAGCGCGGATGCGGTTGAACGGGCCGTTGTCAGGGCAGTTCTGCCCCGTGACCATCCACGCCTTAAGGCCAAGCCCGTGTGCGTGATAGAGCGCATAGAAAATGTTCTCGCTCTTGCCTGACGTCGAGATGCCGATCGCCACATCCTGCGGCTTTGCGATGGCATCAATCTGGCGACCGAACACGACGTCGAACCCGTAGTCGTTCCCGATGGCCGTCAGCGCCGACGTGTCCGTGGTGAGCGCGATAGCCGGAAGCGCACGCCGATCGCGCTTGTACCGCCCCGTTAGCTCGGCTGCCCAATGCTGGGCATCCGCCGCACTCCCGCCGTTCCCGAACAAGAGGATTTTACCCCCGGCCTTGATGCTCGCGATGCAGTCGGCCGCCAGCGCCTCGACCAAGGGGATTATCGCGTCCAACTTGTCCAGCGCGGCACGGTGCGCGGCGAGGTGGGCGTTCATGCCACGTCCTTCCAAATCCGCCCCGCCCGGATCGCGTAGACATTCTCCTTAGTGACGCCAAGGCGGCGAGCGATCTGCGGCGCCGGCTCAGAGCCGTGCCGGATTTCTCGCACCTGACCCGGCGTTAGCTTCGCCTTGTAATGGCGCTCGCCGCGCGTGTGGCGGCCACGGTCGATGGAGTCGCGCTTGTTGTCGAGTGCAGTTCCAACCGTCAGATGCGCCGGGTTCACGCACGATGGATTGTCGCACGAATGCCGCACCATCATTCCGGCTGGGATCTCGCGACCACTCATCAGCACCGCGAACCTGTGCGCTCGCATTGCCAAGCGCCCCTTCAGCTTCATGGTGCCGTATCCGTCCTTGTCCTTCATGCCAGACCAAATCCAGCAATCAGGGCCGGCGGTGACGGACGCCATGAACATGCACTCATTAGTGCAGAACTTTTCGACGCCACATGAGGCGGCAAACGCCTTGCCACAATGGGCGCAAGTCTTGGTGATCTTTCGCATGGCCCGATTCTACATCGTACGGCCATGGCAATCAACTTTGCCGCGCTTACTCCGTGTAATCCCGAGCCCGAAGCTCCCGGTGCGCGATCCCGCCGTCCTGTATCGCCCCGTCAATCCACGACTGAAGGCTCAGGAACACCCGCGCATCCGCTTGCGCCTGCGCAATGGCGCCCACGTCGGCGGGGTTCGCATCAATCAACTCTTCAACCGCCGCATCGTACCGCTGGCGGGCGCACGCCATGAGGAACTTGTAGGGCTCAGTATTCTTGAACACCTCCAAATCCGACCCGAGACGCGCCCGCGCCATCATCTGCACGGTGGGGTCGGTCATGCTTACTTCTTGCCGCCCTTGGTCGGCTTCTTCACCATGCCGCCCTTCTTGTAGCCGGCAGCCTTCTTCATGCACACGCCGGCCTTCTTACAGGCTGCGGGGTTCGGGCAGGACGCACAAGTCATCATCGCTTCGGTTCCTTCCGGTCTGCGCGGCGCTCGGCCGCTGTCATCTGACGCCGAAGTTTATCAGCGCCGATTTCGCGTGTTGCCTTGGCGGTCGTCACGAACTCGCCCTTCGATAGCCTTGCAGGAACGCTGTCGCTGGTCCCCGTGCCCGGCCCCTTGACCTTTCCGCCCTTGCGGTAATCCTTCACTTCTTGCCCTCGTTGCGCTTGCTGATCGATGCAGCCTTCGCCCGCGCATCGGCCTTGGAACTGGCGCCCCACGCATTCAGCGACTTCAACAGGCGCGTCGGCTCGCCCTTGTCGTCCCGCTCGGGTCCGGGCATGTTGCCCATCCGCGCCAGAAACGAAGCGCGCCGGGGATTGTCGCCCGACTTCACCGGGGCCTTAAGATCGGAGCCAGGGTTCTCGCGCTCGTAGCTGCGCCGGCCCTTTTCGTTTAGCCCCCCGGACTTCGCCTTGCCCTCGCTGCGTTGCCACGCGGCAGACTTCGGCATGGGGACACCCTCACATGGAAATGGCCCCCAAATGGGAGCCATCGTCGCAAAACCGCATTCTCTGATTCGACGCTAACACAAACAGTCAAGCGCGTCTACTATGCCGCCGCTTGCCACGCCATGACTTCGCCGCGCCAATCCGACGTCACCGCGCGCGGCAGGTCAATCTCCCCGTTTTCTTCCGGCCATAGCACCATGTCAATCGACACACAGTCCCGCCAAATGCCCTCGGTCGCGCGGGTCGTGTACTGCGTCGTGAGCCAATGCGGCCGGTAGCCGTGCCCCGGTGCCCACGCGACCAAATCATCGGCCAGCGTGCCGATTTCAGCTTCCGCGATGACCACCGGCCGGCACCGCGCGAGCGTATCCCCCGCGCCTTCAAACACGGTCATTTCATGCCCCTCGACGTCGATCTTCATCAGGTCCAAACGTCGAAGCGCCAGGCTGTCCACGGTGACCATGGGGACCGCCGCCCCACCCCGAAAATCGTCAAGCCCAAGCCCGCCGTAGTTGTTGGGCTTCTCGGGATCAAGGATCGGCACCGTCACCGTGCCCATCCTGTCGCCCATTGCCGCATTCATTACCGTGGCGTTCCATCGGCCGTTGATCGCGAGGTTCGCATTCAGCACCCGCGAAACCAACGGCTGAGGCTCTACCGCGATGACATGCCCCGACTTGCCGACCATTCCAGCCAAGGGCACGGCCACCGCGCCGATGTTCGCGCCGATGTCGAGGACGATGTCGCCCTCCTTCAGCACCGACCGGCAGAACGTCAGCAGCGCCGGGCAATACTCCCGATGCACCCCAAGCAACTCGTCGAAAAACGGGTCGGGAAGCGTGAGGAAACGCCCTTGGTCCGTGTCGTAGAGGTTCACCGCGCCGCCCTCCATGCGGTCAACTCGGCATCAAACGCCGATGCGGCCCACCCGCGCACCGCCATTCGACCGGCTCCGTCGTCATGTGGCGTCCACCGAATGTCTAGAGACGACACACCAAGGCCAGCAAGGTGCGCTGCAAAGGCCGCAACCTCTTCCGCCGTCATGCGTAGAACCTCGCCGCGCAATGGTTGTACAGGTCGGTGACGCCCGCGCCGCCCGCAATGAAGTTCCGGTTCACACCGGAAATGTTCTGGGCGGTGAACACTAGCTTCCGGCCGGTCCCGCTGGGCAGGTAGACGCCGACAGCCGAGACCCCGCCGATGTTCGTTCCGCTGTAGGGCGCGTAGATGATCCGCAGGCTGGCCCCGCCCGACTCTTGGATGTCGATCCCCATCACGGCCAACGTGGCACCGGACGAGAGCGCGTCATTCGTCGCGATGGCGGCATAGGCATCCATCGTCACTGCGGTATCGGGGATTGCGATCTCCGCGCCCGACGACCACAAGGCCGATGCGTCGGCGTCTTCCGTGTCCCATGGAATGTCGGTGTTCACGCCATGGATGAAGATATCGGACCCCGGCGGCGTCACGCGCTTAAGCGCGACATAGGCCAGTGGGGCGCCGCCGCTCGGGATGTTAACCGATACCGCGCCGCCAGAGTTTGTGGCCGTGACGCCCGCCCCGGTGAAGTTAAGGCTTGTGGCTTCGGTGGTGAGGGTGACGCCATCGTCCTGCACGGTGATCGCCGCGCCGCCGCCCGTTCCTGCCGTGCCCGTCGGACCTCGGGGGCCGGAAGGCCCGGCAGGTCCACGAAACGACCCCAAGTCCACCGTGCGCCCGTCGTCCAAGGTGAGGACGATGCTATCCTTGACCCGCTGGACGTCTGCGATGCCGACGCCATCCTCGCCGTCCCGCCCATCGCGACCGGCGGGGCCAGCCGGCCCGACGATGCTTTCGCCCTTCGGCCCCGGCTCCCCTCGATCACCCTTCGGCCCGGTGACAGGCCCCACGTCGATATCGTCGCCCGTGGACCGCGTGAGGACAAGCCGCCCGCCCCGGATCACCGCGCGATCGATGCTCGCGCCGTCCCGGCCG